AGAAGCTATAAAAATTTTTATATACTTTGGTCCGCGTTCATATACAAATTAAGAGATCAGACCTAAGGTCTCTTAATAGGGGCTTATTTAAATTTATGGAACTGTTTTATATAAAGCCTTCAACCAATCGTAAGCCGGAACGATTGTATTTGCTGTTGAAGCTGGAGTACTAAAAATGCCAGGGTAAACTCCCGCACCACCTGGGTTTAAAATACTATCAGGACCCCTCTGATAATAATTAAAAGCTGCACCATTTGCCACTGGAATTGCCGGTAACACAGTTGTTGGTGCAAAAACCTGATATCCAGATCGCCCCACATCATCAGTGCTAACAAAAATCTCCAACGCCAAAGCTACTGGTGTAGGCCCCGGTAAATATAAAACCGGCGAAGCTAATTTAATAATCAAATATCCCATGTTATTATTAGCATTCTGATATGAATAATTATTAACCGCGGGTTGGTATCCTTTTGATGAATTACCAACAAAACGAAACGGTGACATATGCGGAACCTCAACTTCATGAGTACATGCCGTCATAGGTGTTCGATTATTAGGATCCCCTGTAGTAAATCCCACATCAACTCCACCAGAAGAAACTAGATAATTCGGTTTATCTTGCATTGGCGACTGAGCCAACAATGTTGGAACTTCAGCTACATTAGGTAGAAACTCTCCATAGGCATACTGTGCTGAATTAGCTAACTGATATGGGGAGCCAGCAGGTGCAACTAATAACTCAGGAAACGGCGCAGTACCTCGCCATTCTCGACCACTAATAATATCAGTAGCATAATTATGAAAACCAGGCGGCACATAATAAATTTCAGAAATAGTAGACCCTAACAATGAAATTTTAAAACGCGCTCCACCCGAGTATCCCAAAAACATATAATTTAATATAGATGGTGCATGTCGCCCCAACAATAATCCTGCACCTGGTACTCCTCCAGGTGTTTGAGGTCCTCTAATTCCCAACAATGACGCTACGTCAACTTGAATTGCCCCATTAAAAACTGATAATTCATCCGGTCCAAATTTTTTATAATATGCTCGGGACCATCTACGAGTATAATCACGCACAGATACAATTGGTCGCAAATCAGTAGGCTTTACATTAACCTGCTCATGTTTATGTAACAAAATGTCTTGTTGATCTTCTACGTCAGCTTCTGCTATAAACAAAGATTCTAAAGAATTTTCTGCAACCATAACTGGTTCTTTATAAGATCTCATGACGGCTACAGTCTTTTCCCAATCCTTAACTTGCTTATCTTCATAGGGAATGGTATTGTCAACTTTAATTAGTTCTCCATCTTTAATAAAACTTGAATTAAACGTGGGTGTTGAAGAAACAAAATGATTAACCATCAAAGGTCGTGTTGCATATCCAAAGAATTGTAAATCTTCCGCTCCTGAAATGTAAACGTTAAATTTAACGTTAGTAGGAACGGAACCATTAACTACCAAAGGCTGGTGCACGTAAATATAATACATACCATGCTGTAGCGCATTTAACTTCATATCAGTCGTACAAGGCAACTGCTCAAGTGGTGATATATAAGGTAAATCAATAGTATGAACTTGATGTCCCGTAAATTCCAAAGTTTCCATCATCAAGTTAGGAACCGATAGGTAGTTTGGTACAGAAGTAATCATATTTACATCTGGCGAGTAATTTCTTGCAATAGTTAATTTACAATAATGAAAATTGGACATCACCGATTGTATATGCAATTTCAATCCTCCTCTCCAATACCGTGATAGAAAATGAATATTCTGAAGTAACGAAGTAGTTTGAATTGTAGCTCTATCAACGCCCAACTCATTATAAACTGCTCCCCTTATTTCTTGAAAAGGTGTAATTGGTCGCGAAAATACTATGTCTCCTTCTCCATTCGAGATTCTAACACCAAATGTATCTACATACATAGGTTTGGAACAAATCTCAGACAGCAACATTTCGTCTATATCTGTATCAAATGTATAATCTCGTGTAAAATGACTAAATTGAGAATAAGGATCTAACTTTTCTATTTGAATTGGAGCATCAACAACGTTAGTATTTTGACGTAGCTGAACTGCCATTTTGGATGAAATAGTGGCATCAGAAGGATTATGTAGTCCAGTAAAAGCACGCAAATATGCACGACCAGAATCTATAAAATCAAACATCTGTGCTTTAGTAGATGAAATTAAATCATACGCATCACTAACGGTAGTTTTAACGCCAGATGTAACTCGATCAAAAATATTAGTCACAAAACCCTTAGCTCCTTCCACAAATGACTCCGCTACAAACCCTTGCGGAACCCAATCTGGGTCTACATGAGGCGCGTAAAACTCCAATTCAGTAAACATAAAGTGAGCAGAGATAGATAAACTCGTAGAACCAGACGTAGGAGGAGTAAGAGGATTTACTACCGACACAACTACCTCAGCATAATTTCCATTCTCAGGGACTATCGATGAGCCATTAATAGTGATTGCAGCCAATTTTGAATTTACGTAAAAAGGAACCTCTAAAATCACTGGAGTAGCTTCATTAGCACTCATGAAAACATGCGGAGCTGCCATATACTTATTCATATTCAAAGTTCCATTGATAGCACCACCTGCTTGAAACATTGAATCTGTTCCATTAGGCAAAGCCGATGCAATCAACAGGCCTGCGTGCATAGGAGTTCCCGCTACTTGTAAAACTACAGAAATCTTAGCACGATAATACAATGAAGCCGTAAACGGAATACGAACTAAAGGATTACTCAAAATATCCAATGGAATATTTAACGTAGTCAAAACAGTACCAACATTAGCTGTATTAACCCAATTAACATTTTTAATGAAAAATGGTTTATTCAAAATAACTGAGTAATCCATTTCCAATTTCTTGGGAACACATTCCAACGTTGGAAATTTTGTATACCGTGGAACTGACTCTATTGCAGATCGCGTACGCACTGCAGAATAAAAATTTTCTGCAGTTTCTGATACCGATTTAACCACTGTATCAGTAGTGGTTTCTTGACCCATTATACTTAGGTCAGATAGCAAATTTGAATTATTTGTATTTGTAATGAATTATTTATTTTCGATATGCATGAGCTCCATTAACGCCCATACTACAACGTATTTTTAAAATATTTACAACTCTCCGTCACTCACTTATAAAAATATATAAAATTAAATGATTATTATGCGTATATACATGTTGTAATAAATAAGATATTTATATATATTGTGTTCCACCCCAATTTAACTCAAGGTAAACATCTTCTGCATTATAATACACAGATTTTAAGTAGGACCTATCTAAAATATACTGAGCATAGCCCCTTTCTCTCAGGTGGGTTTCAAAATCTAACAACAAATTATCCCTCTCGGGCCACAAATAACATTCTCGCTGATAAGTTTCTATCTTAGCTTTTAATACTACATCTAAATCCTTTGTTTTATCATAAAAACTTATACCACTCTGCAACGTCCGTAATTCTAATGGACACACAATTCGTCCCAACTCATCATGGTACCTGAAAAATCTTTTTAAAAATGTAACTTCACTCATTTCTTGAAACTCTGTTATAATATCATTTTTCAAACTGTCCGTAAAACCCATATTGAGTGACGTAAAAAATTTCAACATACTCTTGGCGTTCAATATCTCAGGATGTATCTTAACTCCCACCAATTTGTCATCTCCATACACATAATCGATTATTCCATGCACACATTTATTTACATTTCCATCACCAACTTCCCTTTCATACCACATAGCTGTATAAAATCTATTAACTAATGAATTCAACATAGCAGTTAAATAATGCCCTGAAGGCATCGAATGTGTAGTCACATATAAATCATCTTGAACAGCAATAATGGACCGAATGGCATTTTGCAATAAAATATCCAACAACTCTCTATCTTGCTCAGGCACAAATTCTAAAATTACATCTTTAATTGCATCTTGCACCATATTGTTCATAGATCCATCCCACTTAGCTATATCCCCAGCGAATACACCCTTACAACTACGTAGCTCATTGTACATTTTTGGCCACTCAGCAAAAGGATTCATACCAACCATAATATAATTGTACTGGCGATTTACCATTATGTGTTCTACCAACCATCCAAAATACTTTTTCATCAAAACTTGATGGTGTATCGTGCCAACTCTAAAACTGCGTGGAACTCCCTCTTTTTCTACATTTCTTAACTCATCCTTTAAAGCTTCAGTCCACACTAATTTTTTCCAATCTACGTTACCATCTCTTAATCCCCGTTCGAAATCTTCCAACTCTTTGGAAAAACTAGGCAAAAATAATCCGTTGTCAAAATCTATATAATCCGTTTTATTAGGTTTACAACCATACCCATTGCTAGATTGTTTATTTAAGCCTGCTAACAATGAATTTCCCGCTACTATTTCGCTCTCTTTTAATATCCTATATTGAGCACCACTCAATATATTCCGCGCTACTTTCTTTCCAAATTCTAATTCATTCCACGGAACAGCAACTGTATGCCCAAACGATTTTTTCGCTATATCCTTGACAGTACATTTGCCGTATTTAGTTAAATCTGCCGGAAATCGTGTTACCGGAAATAAATTATATAGCGGAGTCGTAGCAAAATTAGTCTTAGAACCTACACTTACATTTAAGGATTCATTAACTTTAATAATGGAAGAATCTTTCATAATCTTAGGGCTGATTTCAAAAGGTATTATCTCACAATCTGCCTCAAACAAATCTGTTAACTTACATAAAACCTGTTCTGACCATTTAATGGCCATACCAATTCCTTGCGCTTCATTACCTGCTACATGCATTCCTTGGATAGAACCATTTCCAACCACCAACGACCCGCAAAGACCATAACCCCGCACCGGATACTTAAAATGATCTCCACTAACCACTACGCGAGACTCACTATCAACTAAAGGTATTTTATAAATGACAGGGTCCCAACTAGAAATATGATAGGGTACACATGAATCTAAACCTCCAAAAGGAGTTAATAATTTAAACTTTGATTCTTCGAGCCGAAAGAACTTAGAAATTTTCCGAAAAATAGTTGGAATATTTTTTGGTAATTTCAAAACTGCGACATCCTCTTCTCGATTTAAATAAATAACTTCAACTGGTAATTTGTCATACAAAATATGATTATCACTACGAGAATTAAAAACTGTAAGATAATTACCTTCTAATCCCGCAATTGCATGACTAGGAACTAAAGCGCAATGCCCACTCATTAAGGCTATAATACTAATAGGTTTTCCTTGTGAAATAATCGTGACCTCCTTCAAATTCCTAACAACGCTTTCATGAAACGTATTCAAGGAATCACGTGTAAAATGCTGCTTAAAATCAAATTCAGCAACAAACTCTCCAACTACATTCTTCTTTTTACCTTCAAAATAATGGGAAACCAAAAACATAACACTATAAGTTAAAGCCAAAGTAACTATATAAACCACTAAATTCAGTAAAACGTCACTGTCTAAAATTTGAGCACACATACTCTTCAACTTTGCCAAAATCCACGAAATAGCATCTCCCATAAATTCCTTAAATATAATAAAATTATTCTTACGTAGCAAATTTATATCACCATCGCTTTGCTCTTGATAAAACTCATCTCTTAATCGTTGCAATTTTATATTCAAATCATCTAAATCCTCACTTTCTGATGACTCATCACTCTCATTATCATTGCTTAAATTATCATTCAACGTTTTACTCCAAGGCCAACTAAACAAACTACGTGGCCCCATTGGCAGACTCTCTGGTTCAAAATTAGCGCGAATATAATCTAACTGCGATGGGGTTAATTTATTAGACACCATTCTATCCCTACAAATACGGCGTAATTCAGATATTATTCGACAAATCCATGCATAAAAATCTAAATCATTACCATTACACTGGAACGAAGCATATTTTCCCGCACGAACCTCCTCTTTATTACTAAAATGTTGCGAAACATGCAGTGGGAAACCAACGGTAAATTCCTTCGTTTTTAAATTATAATGCTTCCAAACCGCAGTTCCCTTGTAAGTGCCATCAAATGTGATATTATGAAAGTCAAGTACTAAACATCGCCGCCACAGAGCAGGGAGCTCACGAATACAATCATCTCGCAATAAACCATTCAAATTGGTAAATTCATTTGTGGTAGCCATTACTATCTCACTATTAAAAAACTTAGTATCTTTATTTTCAACTCGCGCACAATCTAAAGGATACTTCACTTCAGATATCATATTTATAAAAGTTCGCCACTGCGATATACCTTGCTGACCCACATCATCCATATAAAATATAGTCTCGTTCTCATAAGTGTCATAAAAATCTTTACCATCATTAACGTCCTTTACTAAATGCGCATATTTTGACCACGGCAAACTTTCAATCACGGCATTCATTGCTCGTGATTTTCCACAACCCGGATGACCCTGAAAAACTATGCCAACCGGTTCTTGACGAACACACTCTTCGTATGCCTTCACTCTTTTATATAACTTCTCAAAATCTAAATAAGTGGCAGCAACAGAGGCTGAACGCCGTGCCCATTGTTTAAAATCTCCATGATTCAATTTAGCATAAAAATCCTTAATCTTATTTCGATAAACATCTTTAGTTAATTTTTCTCCTATCCTATCCTCACTAATTAATTTATTCATCATGTACAAATGGGAATGGATGCCAAAACTTGTTAATTGCTCTAAATAATGCCTTAACTGGCTTATAATCGAAGATTGCGGCAACAAATCCAAAATATAAAATAAAGCTTCAATAATCATAGTAAACAATGAATGCAAACCAGATATATCATCACAGAGCTTTGCACTAGAGAAAACATTTATACGTTTAACAATCTCAAAAAGTGTTTTTGGTAACAACAATGATATTGAAGCCAAACATACTTCCTCCAACATTTCTGCTTGAAATTTATCTTTAAAACCTTGAACCAATAAATACAAATCTAAAATGCCAACTATGACATCAGCCATTATAAATCCTTTCGTAAAAGCGCTTTGTAATTTAATTATTATAGAAATTACTTTTAACAAAAGATTAGCATCAAAAACTCGTTTCAGGTCCTCAAAAGAACGCTTCATGGCTGCTAAATACCCAATTATGTCCTTTAAAAAAGACATTGCATCAACGCAATCACGACCGAATCCTTCAGCCTTAAAATTAGCCGCTTCAAATAGTAAATATTTCAATTTCTTTTTAGCATAATTTCCTAAATGAACGACCTTTATAGAGGATTTCTCATCAGCTATAACAGGAAACTCTCCCTTATCAAAGGCCTTCCTTGACACCAATTTCAACTCATTAGTATTTAAATAATAATAAAAATATTTTTTGTTTAATTTTAAAGACTCCATAATATGTTCGGTAATAAGACCAGGACTGACCATAGTCCGTTCCCACGATTTTAAATTACTTTTTATACATCCTCATGCAATACGAATAAATATGAGTACTACTCTATTTTATACATCAACTCGCACGGATAATACTACGGCTCACCCTCAATTTCTAAGGGCCGCACGTTAGAAGTATAACTAAGTTTATTTTCGATAGCCTTAGCCTCGGGCTTGTTTTGACTATTCTGAGTCCTATTACCAATAGGCTTTTCACTCAGAAAACTTCACAGCTTTCATCTTACACTCATATATATAAATGAGCAAGGTGTTTCGCCAGCACCTACAAATACTATTAAATGGCCCAAGTGTAGCAATTCTCATATTCGTCTCCATATAAGACACATCTCACATGAAAACAAAAACGAAAATAGAAAAATCCC